ATTAATCGACCAACAATTTGATTTAGAGTCTTCTTTACAGAATGACGTATTATTAACCGACGAGCAAATCGTAAACCAATTCAACTAATGAAGATAACATTATTAAATCACGAGACAGTAGATCAGAAGGAGACTATAGATAATATGCACTCGGATGAATTCTACTACAGCCACCTAGGACTAGAGAGAGCTTTATCATACAGTAGCCTTAAATGGTTACTACAATCGCCTAAATGGTTTGAACACAAAAGAAGAAAGCCTACTCCAGAGACACAGGCCCTACGAGATGGTAAGCTAGTACATACACAGATACTAGAGCCACACAAATACGATCAGTTTACATTCGTAGATACATCGTCTAAGAACACTACTAAATGGAAGTTAGCTAAAGAACAGAACGGAGCTTCTATGACTTACACGCTTAAAGAGAAATATATGTGTAACAGGATCTGTACTGCATTCTTACAAAATGACAGCTGTACGTCATTCTTAGCTGGAGCTTCAGAAGTAGAAGTACCAATGTTAAAAGAAATAGACGGACTAGCTATAAGAGGTAAGGCTGATATATTAAGGCCTGGAGTATTCGTAGCTGATGTAAAGACCACTAACGATGGATTAAATGACAGAGAGCTATATGACGGAACACTAAAGAATCAATTCGCATATACTATAGAAAAATATGACTATGATTTACAAGCATATCTATATACTCAGTTGTACGATGTACCAGACTTTTACTGGTTAGTGGTTTGTAAGACTACTACAGACATCGGTGTGTTTAAGGCATCACAAGAAACCTTAGACTCTGGTAAAGCGAAACTAGAAGCATCTTTGGCCTTATATAAAGCATTCTTTGTAGATGAGTTAATAGATCTTTCACAATATCACAAACAAGGTACAATATAATGGCACTAGATAGAGAAATGATAGAAATAAGCAGAGAGAGCACTATATACGCATTAGCTAACGGAGCTACAGAAGATCAGATCATCGATACTATGGAGACTCACGCTCTAGACGATATGTTCTCAGAGGCTGAAGGAATAAGACAAGGGCTATTCGACTGGGTAGCCTGTAAGGATCGACTTAACTGTAAGTCCTACCCTAGCAGAGACGGTGAAAGATTAGAGATACTATTCTTAGAAGAGCCAGAAGACGATACAGAATTTTTAGATAACGACGAATAAGATGCAAAGAAACCTACAACAATTACAGAACCACGCAGACCAAGTAGAAATACTTACTATATTAGCAGAATGGGGTAAGAAGTCAGATAACAAAGAGCTCCAGGCCCTCCAGATGGCAATGTATAGACAGATGACCTACATAAGTGGACTAGAAGGTGAGAGGTTTACTTTTGACAGGATCATATCAGAAGCTATATCAGACAAGCATAGAGCATTAGCCAGAGCTCAGAAAGCAGAAGAAAAGATAACGCCACCAGAAGATCCTATTAACAGACAGATTAATGATCGTATCAAATTAAGAGAAAGCTTAGCTAAAAGTGCAAAAAAACTTAATAAGCTAAAGTATTAACAGAGAGAGACTTAACGGTCTCTTTTCTGGTTTTATAAAAAAAAGTGTAAAAAAGTTTGTGAGTTAAATAAATAGCTTGTATCTTTGTAGTGTAGGAAATGAATCTTACGATAAACTTTAAGCGATATGGCAACTTATAACGACACAAACATCAAATTCTTAGTAGACTTAATCGAAGGGAAGGGATCTAGAACTATAGAGAACTTAATCTGGAGAGGTGAAAAAAAGAACATCGAAAAACAAGAGGTGGTTGATGCTATGGAATTATTAATGGATCTTAAAGTAGTAACTAAAGAAGAAAGAATGACTGGAGACGGATGGAACTCCAGAGAGAAAGCAATGTTTTATAAATTAATTAAAAGTAACTAATAACGATATGAACGCAATAAGAGCTATTTTAAGAGACTTTAAGGTATCCAGGGGTATAATCCCTACAAAAAGAGTAGAACTGTCTACAGGGATCGTCCTAGAGCATTACAGAAAACCAGGTACTAAAGTAATAGAGGTAAGACTAGTGAAATCAAAATAGTACTAAGTATCAGTCAATTAGCTATGTTTACTATATATATTGGGTAGTATTGTTTTTAAATAAAGGGTATTAATCAAAATAAATCAAAATAGGACAATGAAAACAGTAGCTAAATGGGGATTTTATATTATAGTATTCATCTTGTTTAAAATGGTAGATGATTATGTCCCTAGAGATATAGACTCTGAGCTGCTACCTTATGTCGAGTCTTTTGAGAAATGGACAGGAACAAAACTACAGGGTAGATACTATAGTGTTAAGTTCGCTAGGCAGTATCCTGGAGTAGCTGGAGTAGCTATAGGGATGAATAACGATGATGCTGTCATAGTTAGAATAGATCCTATCATCTGGGCCAGGTTAAGTGAGCAACAGCGTAGTTGGTTAGTATATCACGAATTAGCTCACGACGTACATAATAGTAGACACGGTAGTTCTTTCTTAATGAGTAGAAGTATTCCTGTTCATCTTACTGATAGGATAATGGAAGCCGTAAAAGAACAATATAACAAAACCTTAAAATATGGAACTAACAAGATATGAAGTAAGAGCTGGAGTCTTTCCAGGTTTACTGTTTGGAATCAGAGAATATGACTTCGAATCAGAAGACGTGAGAGAAAAGGATATCGTACTATATATCGGTATGTTTCAAATTATAGTAACGCTAATATATAACTAATGGCAAAGAAGAATACTTGGGGTGGTAAGCGCAAAGGAGCTGGCAGACCTACAGAAGTTGAGAGATTGAATATCCGTAAGATAATGGATAAACATATAGACGCTGACATAGTAATGGATCAGCTACTACAAAGAATAGAGTCTGGAGACCATAGAGCTATTGAGCTGTGGCTAAAGTATAGAGCTGGACTTCCTAAGCAAGAGATCGACCTATCTGTGGATGGTCAAATGGATCAAAATGTAACCCTTAAAGGACTGGTATCTTTCGACGATGAGTAGTATCAAACTAAGTAAAAAATATAAGCCCTTATTCCTTAATGACTCCAGGTACTATATGGTTACTGGAGGGCGTGGATCTTCAAAGTCTTTTAGTGTATCGACTATGTTGCTGCTTCTTACTTATGAGAGCGGCCATAATGTGCTATATACCAGATATACGATGACCTCGGCGTCTACTTCTATTATACCAGAGATGACTGAGAAAATAGATATACTGGGCCTAAGCAATGACTTCGCAGTAAATAAAACAGATATAACTAATAAGCTTACAGGGAATAAGATATACTTCAGAGGTCTGAAGACTGGATCTGGTAATCAAACTGCAGCACTTAAATCTTTAAACGGTATTACTACCTGGATCTTAGATGAGGCCGAAGAAATGCCAGACGAACTACTATTCGACAAGATTGATCTATCTGTAAGATCTAAGGAAGCTCAAAACAGGGTTATCCTGGTGATGAATCCAACTACTAAAGCTCACTGGATATACGATAGATTCTTTCAAAAGAGAGGTCTACTAGGAGGTGAGAATAAAGTAAAAGAAGATACTACCTATATACATACGTCTTACTTAGATAACGAGAAAAACTTAGACAGCACTTTCTTAGATAACGTTAATAGGATGAAAGTAGAAAGACCAGAAGAATACCAGGCCCAGATCCTAGGAGGCTGGCGATCCGTTGCAGAGGGCGTGATCTTCACTAACTGGGAGCTGAAGCCTTTTAATCCTAATGGTGACTATTACGGTATAGGGATGGATTTTGGATTCTCTAAAGATCCGACTGGAGCTACTTTAATTTCTATAAATAAAAATAAGAAAGAGATCTACCTTAAAGAGATAGTATACGCTCAAGGGTTGACTACTTCAGATATTGCATCCAGGTTATTGAAGTATAAGGACGTACTTACTATAGGGGATTCCGCAGAACCTCGTCTTTTGCACGAACTCAAAGCTAACTATGGTCTAAACATTAAGCCATCTATTAAGGGCCAAGGATCTATTAACTTAGGTATCGCATTAATGCAAGAGTACAAGCTATATGTACACCCAGGATCTACTAACCTTATAACTGAGCTAAATAACTATACCTGGAAGGAAGGTAAAGAGGTTGCGATTGACGATTTTAACCACCTTTTGGATGGATGTAGATACCTCATTAGCTACTACTTAGCCAATCCTAATGCTGGAAAATATTTTATTTCTTAAAAAAAAAGCAAAAAAACTTGTGGGTTAATTAAATAGTATGTATCTTTGTGGTGTAGTAATTAAGCTACCCTAAAATATACGATATGACTTTCAACGATATACAAATTAGAATTGATTACAAGAACGAGTTAATTAACTTAGAGCTTAACAGATCTGAAATAGCTATGGCAAACAACCTACTAGAGAAAGCTGCTAACAGCGTTAGAATCGCTAGAAGACTTATAGCTGATATAGAAGCATTACAGCAACTTTACAGAGACAATATATAATGAGCTTAACAAAAGATAGAGCTGAGCTATTAGATAGCTTAGTTCAAACCTGTGAGGACAATACAGGATACAAGTTAAACGCTAAGAGTAGAAAGACAGAAGTAGTAATGACTAAGAAGGCTTTTTGTTATGTAGCCAGAGAGATTCACGGATATAAGCTGCACGAGGTATCTAAAAAACTAGGCTATGGAGGTGCGTATACTGGTCACGATACAGTGAGGTATCACGTTATTCAGACAAAGGCCCAGATAGAGTTTAAAGACCGTACGGTAATAGATGCCATAAACAACTGTTTCAATATAGATATATTAGCAGAGGGCTGTCAAGATCCAAAGAGTATACGAATAAGAGAGCTGGAGTCAGAGCTAGAAGAAAACAAGAGGCTTACACCGTTTATTGATATACTAAAGAGAGTACCTCCAGGGAAAGTCTGGGAAGTAAGAGATAGATTAGAGTTATTTTTAAAGGGCTATTCGTTTAAGCACCAGGATGTTACCACTGAATATACGGCAGCTGATACAGAAATGACAGGAATATTTTAAAATAAATTAAAAAAAGCTTGTGAGATAAATATATTTGTTATATCTTTGTACCAGAGGCAATGAAGCCCACACTAAAACTCAATATTATGACTACAGAAAACACTTACAACGGATGGACAAACTACGCTACTTGGAGAGTTATGTTAGAATTCTTTGATGGTACAACAAGCGAAGAGAGCGGAATCTATAACCCAATCGAATGTAAAGAGGTAGTAGAAGCTCAACTAGAAGAAAGAAACGAAAACGAAACTACGCTATCTTATGCACTAGCTTTTATCGCAGACGTTAACTGGTTCGAAATCTATGACGCAATAGCAGAATAATAACCCTGGGGGGGTGAGAGCTCCCCTTTTTTTTTATATATATATGGTAACAGAAGGAATGAAAGCAATGGCCTGGGCCTTGAATGGAGAGCACTTAAAGGTGATACCGGTAGTACAGGTAGGATCAGCATATAAGACAAAGATTAAAGGCAAGACAGTAACCTTAAATAAGGTAAAGCTCCAGATTGAGATCGGTAACGCCTTACATATGGGTACAGGAGAATACAAGCAAGATAAAGAAATGAGTGACAAGATAGAAGAGATCTATCTGTATTATTATAACCAAAGAACAGTTTAATTATGAGTAAGGACAAAGTAACAGTAAGTAAATTAGGTGAAGGAGTATTTAACTTATCAATAGGCACTATATTTGTGGGCCAGTTCGAAAAGTCAGAGCTGAGACATATACTCCAGCAGATCGATAACGCTATATATCAGTAATGGTATCTGAGCAGACAACCTTTCACCTGGAGACAATACTTAGGAATTTTACCTGGTATGATAACGGATATCTTAAAAGAGTAAAAAGAGAGCTCGATAAAAGACACCGTAAGAGACTGATTAGTAGTCAGTTAAAAAAAACTTTAAAAGATTTTGATAAAAAGTTTGGTAGTTAGATATATAGTTCGTATCTTTGTAGTGAACAAAAGCAAATATTATGAAAACCTTAAAAACATTAACAGTAGAATTTAGCAAAGACGTTTACAAAATGGAAGTAGTACAAGGTACTTACTGCTTATTCTACAGTATCTATATTAACGGTAAATTTGAGAAAACTTACAAAAGACTACCAAAGGAATTAAGAGAATTTTTTAACTACTAAAATAAACACTATGCAATCAGCTAAAATCTATTTAAAATCATACGAATCAGCAGTAAAATTCGCTAACGCATTTACTAGACATACAGGTAAGGGCCACGTCATCCAGGGGTGCTTAGTAGAAGTAAATGTAACGGAACAAGATAAAGAATTCATAAACAACTACAGATAATGAAATCAATAACAATAGAAGTACTTATAGACGATCAAATGTATACTATAGATGCAGACCTAGACAATGGCTCACCAGCGACGTATGACTATCCTGGTGACAGTCCAGAGGTAACGTATATGCAAGTGTATAATGAAGATGGCTGCGATATCACAAACAACCTATCTGTAAGCCAGGAGAATACCTTCTTAGAGGAAATCTACGAATACATAC